TATTAGAACACCAACCTTATCCAGATAAATTCCTTGATAATATGGAAAAAAATGTTAGGGAAGATGGCTTGATTGTCATCACAGTTCCTTATGGAATATGGGATGATAAAAGAAAAGCTCACTTGTGGAATTTTGAGAGAATGGACTTTATCTCTTTATTAGGAAAAAAGAAAAATATGTCAATCAAAATGTTGTCAGGTGGCATCAATGAAGATAAGAAGGAAGTATTGGGATGGTGGATTATCACCTACAGAAAGGATGGCACTCCTTGTAGTCCTATAGATTTAGAAAGGAAGATTAATATACAATCACCAAAGCAATCAGTCTCAGCTTGTTTGATTACACTTGATGCTGAATCACAATTGCACAGATGCTTAAAATCTATTAAGCCATTAGTTGAAGAAATCATAATAGCCGATAATGGAAGTACAGATTCAACTCTGGAGATTGCAAAACAATATGGAGCTAAAATTATAACTTGTGAGAAAGCCACAAAAATAGGATTTGATACTATTAGAAATCTATCGATTAAAGATGCCAAATCAGAATGGATTTTATGGATTGATGCTGATGAGGAATTATTAAACAGGAAAAACATCCGCAAATATTTACGTCATAATTATTACAATGGATATTCGATTAGGCAGCATCATTTCTCAACTGACTCAGGAGCAATGAAAATTGATATGCCAGTCAGATTGTTTAGGACTAATAAAAATATAAGATTTTTAGGACATGTCCATGAGCATCCTGAAATCGGGATTAATGAAGGGGTTGGAGCATCTACAATATTAAGCGATGTAGAAATCGCACATGATGGTTATTTAACAGAAGATATAAGACGAGATAGATTTAAAAGAAATATTGATTTGATGTTAATAGACAGGAAGAAAAATCCCAATCGCCTATTAGGTAAATTTTTAATTATAAGAGATTGGGTACATATTGCTCGATATGAAATAGAAAATAATCGAGGACTGCCAACTGAAACTGCTGTTAAATGTTGCGAGAAAGCAGCGGAGATGTTTAGAAAAGAATTTCTTTTAGATAACAATATCTACAAAGATGAAGCTCTAACATTTTATTCTGAAGCATTAATTATCTTAGGACAAGGATTGGAATATAGATTTAATATCAATGCTTCACTAGAAAAAACAATGCCACATAAGACTGATACGATTGGAAGATTTAAAGATGATGAAGAATTTAGTAAATTTATATCATCAAAAATAAAGACATATTCTGAGTCATTTCAAGGCGACTTCGTATAACCCTCATTTCCCCCTAAGTTGACAAAGTTACTATATAGTATATAATACTATTAGACCTTGATTTCTAAATTCTAAAATTTCAGGGTAGGGAGAAACAAATTATGACAAAGGAAAAAGAAACCAAGAACCTTAGTGGACTCAATAACAAAACCATTGATATTGAATTCGCTAAATTCTTAGAACAAGAAAAAGAAATGTTTAACGAAGATGGAACTGTCAAAGAAAAAAAGTTCCTTACTTTTTCAACTAACAAATGGGGTGAGAGAGTAGGAGAGATGGAATGAAGAAGTTTAAAAAGGAGAAAATAGATAGAGAAAAATATTATTTATCTCTTGACCTGCCCGAACCTCTTAGGTCAGAAATAGCTTTGGAATTATCATCAGCTGATATGTTCACCAATGATATTTATTGTGTTCATGTTTGGCGGAATGAGTTCGCTGATAATATGGTACACAAAGATAGTTGGAAAGGAGAGATGACCTACTTGTCAATTAAGCGACATGACAAAAAGGCAATACATGACTGGCGACATCTTCAGCAGATTAAATCGGAGATTGTTGGCGGAGACAGAGAAGCAATGGAGATTTATCCAAAAGAAAGCAGAGTGGTAGATACAGCTAATCAATACTATTTGTTTGTTTTTCCAAAAGGGTATCAAATTCCTTTGGGATTCCTAGAAGGGCATAGAAGTTATGAGACAAATATCGATACGGGAATTGGAAGAACAGGACAAAGAGGTAAAGAAAAAAGGTAGTGACGTACACTAAGGAGAAACAAAAATGCGTATTATCAAAAACACAACAAACCTTGATGATAGAAAACTACAATCATTGTTTTCTTTTGTCCATAATCTGATAGCTAAAGATGAAGGAAGATTAAAACATTGGAAAGAGTTAAAAGTCCAAATTGCTAATCGTTCTTATGGTTATAGTGGCAAAGGTTATGTCGGAAAAGTTTATGGACATGGTTGGGATATATTACTTAATTATTCCCAACAGTCAGCAAATAAGATTGCAGATATATCACAATTGTTTGCACATGAACTTATGCACAGCTTTGGTTATCGGGATAAGAAAAGTTGGGCAGGAATTTCTGGCACTAATGGTCGTCAGTTTCCAAGACAACCATTGACAGAGCAACAAATAGAATCAATAAAAAAGAAATTTGATGGTATTGATTTTAACAGAAAAGAAAAACCAAAAGTTAAGATCAATCATGTCGCTTTAAGAAAAGAAAGAACAGAAAGAAATCTTGCTAACTGGGAAAGGAAACTTAGCTTTGCAAAGAACAAAGTGAAGAAGTATAGACAGAAGGTTAGCTATTATGCGTAGTAAAAGATATAGGTAGAGTGTGTATCGAGATTGGAAATTAATGAAGTTGTGATAAACTAAATCCTATGCCGAGTTATACAACAGTTCCAAAAGTCTTAGACCTATATCCCAGAGTGGGAAGCATGACATCTATTACTTCTTCCAATATCGCCTTCTATATAGACCAAGCAGAAAATGAGGTCAATGGATATCTGGTAAACAATTACGACCTACCATTTAGTGCTACACCACCTTTGGTAGAAACGATCTCAACAGAGTATTCTCTAATTAAAATTCTTGAAAGATTTTTTACTCAAGGAATTAATAGCGAGAATAAATGGGTTTCTGAAAGAAAGGAATATGTTAAGAATTTTTTAAATCAAATCAATTCCGGGACAATAGCCCTTTATACAAACAGCTTACAATTGATTGCTTATCAGGGAGATGATACGATTTATTCAAATACGATGAACTACAATCCGACCTTTACAATGCTAGATGAAACATTGCAACAGATTGACCCAGATAGATTAGATGCGGAGTTGGATGTTTTAGAATCCGAAGCCTATAATCCTTATTACTAATGGCTTCCCAAATGAAATTATCAAGACAAGGTGAAAAACAAATCAAGATTAAGCTATCAAAAATAGCTAAAGGTTTAAAAAATCCTCGTCCTGTTTTAATGAGAATAGGGATAACATTACTTAAAGAAATTGGACGATATTTTGACCAAGCAGGACAGCAAGGATATGAGGGAGCTAAATGGGAAGCTACTTCTTTTGGAGCAACAAATATTTTGCAAGATACTGGAGTATTGAGAGGAAGTTTTACGATGGAAGTAAAAAAGTATAGTGTTGAAGTCGGCTCTCCAGTTGAATATTCAGAATATCATCAATTTGGAACAGATTATATTGCTGCAAGACAAATGCTCCCTCAGAAAAATAGAGCAATAAAAGTAGCAGAAGAGGAAATTATGAAATATATTAATGAATTAAAAAGAAAAAAGGTATAATAAAATATGGCAACAATAGATTATCTAGCAATTGAAAATGCCATCAAAACATTACTTGAAGCTGATGGAGATACGTCTGGATATACGATTGAAGTAGAGCCAACGGATGCGGTAAGAACTGACGCATGTCCTTATGTGGCTATATATCTTAACTCTTGGGATAGTCCAGCAGAAGATGAAATGATCGGTGGAACAAATCCGATTACTACTTATTTAATTATTGAAATATGGTGCTATTCTTTTTCATTAGAGAACTTAGATGGAGCTACTTTGCGAGATACAATGTTGTCAAATGTGAAAGATGTATTAAAAGAAAATAGAACTTTATCCGACAAAGTAGTCGTAACAAGATTTGATGGTGGCGATTTTCAGAATCAAACCAATACTAGTGGGCTTGGATTCTTCAAGGGAGTATCGATTAAATTAAATTGCGAGGTAAGAGAATGAGAATCAAATGGATTAAAGGAGATATCGAAGTTGTCGGAATAGGCAAAGCCGAGCTTGGTAAAGAAATCGAAATACCACAAGAAATAGCTGAGTCTTTAATATTACAAGGTATTGCAAAAGAAATAAAAGCAAGTAAAATAAAACAAAAGGACTCTACAACAAAGTCGAAGGAGCAGAAATAATATGGCACAGGGAATCGGTGGATATTTAAGTGTAAGTAAACAAAGCACTTTTGGTTCCGCAACAACTAGCAGGGTATATATCCCGTTTATATCAGAATCTTTAACACAAACTAAAGAGCAATTGATGAGTGAAGGATTGACGGGTAAATATGACCAACCAGATGCCTATGAGGGTATTAATAACACAACTGGCGATATAGTTTTTGAGCCACATCCGATAGTTCTAGGGAATTTTTTAGTATCTGCAGTCGGTGTTCCAACAACCACTTTACAAACATCAGCATATTTACATGAGTTCCTACCTAGACAAACTATGTTTGCAGATGACTGTGCATTGACACCTTATACAATAGAAATCTATAAAGATGTTGGAAGTGCTTACCAGATAACAGATGCTCAGATTCACACGTTAGCAATCGAAATGACTGCAGGAGCAATCGTAAGAGCCACAGCAACCATTCATGGACGAGCTAATATAAAAGTCCCCAAACAAACTGCATCCTATACTGATTCTAAGGTTTGGACATGGAGTCAAACATCATTAGAAGTCGGTGGAAGTACTGTAGGAAATTTCCAAAGTGCAACTGTAACAATTACTAATCCAGTAGTCGGTGTTCCTACTTTAAATGCGTCTACTGAGGAAGGACAAATCGTCAGGGATGGATTCAGAACAGTCGGTATTACTGGAGAACAAGTATTTGAAAATCAAGCTGAAGAAGCTATATTCCGATCCCAAACAAGACAAAGATTCAGATTAACTTTAACGGGTGGGACGGTAATAGGTAATACAGGAGAATATAATCAGCTTACTCTCGATTTACCACAAGTTAATTATTCGACATTTGATTATCCGATTGGTGGAGCAGGTAGAATAGTTGCATCTTATGAAGGCAATGCTGAGTATAATGTAGCTAGTTCATATTCTATAAGATATACTTTACAAAATACAGCTGCATCATATTAACGTAAGAAAGGAAACTCATGAAGTTCAAATTAAAAGACAAAGAATTTAACATCCAACCTGCAAAAACTCGTTCAGTCTTGGAAATTGAAAACAAGATTGGAAAAAGTCTTGCTCAATTAGGCGAAAATTTTTCCTTTAGTGATATTATAGAGATTGTAACTATCGCCTTAACACAAGCCGACCCCACAATAACCAGAGAATGGGTAGAAGAAAACACATCTGTTAAAGATGTTGAAGTCTTTAATGGTGTCATAACCTATTTTTTGGGTCAATCGAAATAGTTAATAAGCCATTCCTTGATATACTAGATTTATTTGGTGTAGAATATAGATGGAGCAAAGAGCAAGTCTTGGACTTAACTGTAAATGAGATTAATTATCTTGTAGCCAAGATTGAACATAGGCACTTGAAGAAATAATAATGGCAGATAACAAAATCAATTTATTAGTTAGTTTAAAAGACAAAGCTAGTGGCGGATTAGACTCTCTAAAAAATAAATTCGGTTCATTTGGCAAAATGCTAAATATGACTGCCCTTGCTATTGTAGCAGTTGGAGCAGCACTTACAAAACTGACTTTTAATGCTGCAAAAGTCGGAGATGAGTTTGCCAAATCAGCAAAGATGGTTGGCATCTCTGCTGAAGCTCTACATAGATTTGCTTTTGCTGCAGAAATAGGTGGAGCAGCAATGAGGGATATAACCACCTCTCTCAGAGTCATATCTAAAAGGGTCAATGATGCAAATAATGGATTGACAACTTCTGTAAGAGCATTTTCACAAGCTGGGATAGCAGTAAGAAAAGCAAATGGGGAATTTAAAAATGCTGAAGAATTATTATTAGATTCTGCTGATGCCTTTGCAGCAATGACTAATACAACAGAAAGAACTGCGTTGGCTCAAGAATTATTTGGTCGTGCTGGAACAAAATTAATCCCGCTTTTAATCGAAGGCACAGATGCCATGAGAAAATTAATGAATGAGACCGAAGAACTAGGTCTAGTTTTCACAGCAGTAGAATCAAAAAACGCAGAGGAATTTACAGATGAATTATTAAGGATGAATAGTTCCTTTAAGGGAGTAGGATTAGCAATCGGCAAAGCCTTGATGCCTATTTTTAGAGATTTATTTACTTTCATTAAAAATCTAATCATTCCAATTATTCCGATAGTTGCAATAATTTTTAAAGGATTAGCTTTCGCTATCCGATTAGCTGTGTTACCGATTGTCGCAATAATAGATGGATTTAAGCTCTTAGTAAGATGGATTAAAGAGTTCTTGGGAATGATGGAAGAAATAGAAGAAAAAACAGCGGAAGTTGCTGAGTCTACAAGGGCTATATTTCTAGAAACTTTTGAAGGGATAAGGGAAGGATTAAAATCGGCTCAGATGGAATGGTTTGAAAACACTCTAGCTATATCTATCGAAGCTGGTAAACAATTACACGCAATCTTTGCGACTACAGTTGATGATATAGGTATAGCTTTTGCTGCTCTAATTACAGAAGGAGAAAGTCTAAAAGAGAGCATGAAAAAAATTTGGGAAAGTTTACAAAGAGAAGTTGTAAAACAAATTAATATAATGATAGCTCGGATGCTAGTGATGTGGGTAATCAAGAAATTGCTCTTTGGTGGTGGAGCAAGTGATGTAGTGCCTGATATTACGGGTGGTGGTGGTGAACCATCATTCGCTGAGCAAACAATTAGAGCAATAATGAAGCGAGCTAAAGGTGGAATAGTACAAGGCGGATTAAAAGTCCCATCATTTGCAACGGGTGGAATTACTACTGCTCCGACTCTAGCCTTGATTGGAGATAATCCAAATCATAGAGAAGCAGTCGTGCCGCTGCCAGATGGAAGAAGCATCCCAGTCGACCTAAAAGGTGGAGTGCAATCTATCGGACAATTAAATATTTTACCAAATGCCAATATAGACCAAGCATTAATGGAAAAACCGATGAGCTTTTGGGTTGATTTAGTCCAAGAGAAAATTCTACCAGCATTAAATACTCTTGGAAAAAGTGGAGCTACGACCAGCATGCAGTTTCAATCGAGCAGATAATGGGAGATATATTATTAGGAGTAGCCAATTCTAGCTATGTAACCCTGACAAATTATGCAGGATATGGATATTCATTTACTGAAAACCTAGACAAGCAAGATATAAGGACTAAGGGTGGAAGTTTATTCAGCTATATAACTCCCGCATCTACTTATAATACGTTCAAGATTCCACTAAGTTTCGTAAATTCTTCAGATAGAAGTCAGATTAATTCATGGTTTTCAACAGCAACGGATTTGAGATTTATAGAAGATGATAGTTT